GCAGAAGTTTGTTACTCCCCTTTCGGGACTTTCAAACGACTACAATAGCCCACCACCCAGAACAGTAATGTTCTAGAGTTTACGCTTTATCGCGTAAAAACATGTTGTAGTATTCATCGTAACAATACTCGATGCCTACTGCATTCATGTACTCCTCATCACTGAAATTATTGTGATAAAGGAGATCATCTAGACCAGTACGAATCTCATTACGGCTAACGTATCTCTTTTCGCCGAAAGCGATTTCGTAACAATCCTCATGTGTGAGGAAAGTTCCGTTTCCGCCATTTACCAAATAATCCCAATTGATGAGGATTGTTTGGTTTTCGTCTCGAAGAGTCATTAGCCAAGTAAGAGTCGTAGTTCTGGGGCTCCCATACAAGGCGAGAGATCGCCCTGCGGCGGTTGACGTATTCTCCGACAACCCTAGGGTTGATAGGAGAGTGTGCTCTGGCAAAGAAGTCCAGAAGCGCGTCGAATCCGCCTCTCTTCGGCTTTTTAGTTTGGTCTCTAATAGTCCAAACTCGCACGTCCGTCCGATGTAAGCGATTATTCCATCTTTTAACAAGATGGCGTTCATCGCTTCCACAGAACGACGTGAAACCGAAGAATCCAGCTTCACTGTTACCCACGACCCTGATTCGGTTTCTAACCATTTCAGGAAGTAGGGATCTGGCTGAGTCAGATGCATAAAACAGTCCTTTATTAAAGAGATTGTTGGATGTGTCTACTACAGCCAGGCATGAAGCCGGACTGCCGACGTCGAGTGTACGGGGTTTAACAGGGGTAATATCGTATCCCCTAAAACCATCCGTCCCACAGGATTCTCTAAAGTATCCGGTAACGTAGCTTTTGGCTACGTTAACTTTCAACTGTAAGAGATCCATGGCGAGCACAAGACGTTCGTACCCGTGTGAGGGGAGGATGATGTCATCTCCAAACACACGAACACTGGTCCGACATTTCATTATATCGTCCCAAGTTATGTTGTCTTTATCACTAAGGGTACAACCCAAAGCGATGCAGAGCATAACAAGAGACATTACAGGGAATGTCGTAGCCGTGCCTTGCGAGGCGAATTTCCGTAATAACAGGAAACTCGGAACAGAAGAGATATTATCTCTAATGTGCCTCGTACGTGCGGCGTGCAAAGCTTCCAGAAGACCACAGTGTGATCTAAAGATCCGCTCAACGGTCCAACACGTAAGTCGATCACTTGCATCGGATAAATCTACCGTAGCAAGCTTTCGATCTAGGGATGCTTTCAAGACCATATCACCTGATTTGCGTTGATCCTTGAAGTCAATGAAGTGAGTCCCAAAGGACTTACGACACTGATCAAACAAGAATCTTAACAGCAATTGCTGGCACCACTGATGTGATGTCGGCTCTGCTGCAATCAACCTAGGACCTTTTGCGGTCTTAGGTACGCTTATCAGGCGCGAAGCCATCTCGTGAGAGAGTGGCCTACTCGCATCTGAACCTGCAGTTTTGCCGCAGGTTTTCCACGCGAATGTGCCTTGTAGCTTGTGCGGCCAGTTTGGGAAACATGATTTCTCATGTTGCTTCAACCGTTCCGCCACGGCACCAGGGCCATGTTTAAAGCCCACGCCGAAACCCTCCTCATGAACGGACAAACTAAAAGCGTCCGCCACAAAGGGGTCGAAGCGTGAAAAGATAGTATCCGCTACTTGTTGGATACTACTGAGGAGGCGAGCCTCCGTAGCCCTTTGAGAAGCTGACTTGGTTCCTGCTCCATCTTCATGGAACAAAGAACCAACTGGCCAATCAGTGGAACTACGATGATCCAATGCCTGAGCAAGATGCACAGACATAAGTTCAAAAGGGACACGCCTATCCTTGACCGATATATCATCTGATAATCCAACGTCGCTCTCTACCGATTCTTCGGAAAAAGAACGAGAAAGAAAATCAGAATGACACATATCGCGGCTGTGATGGTCGCGATTTCTGGAAGGTAACTGTTGCTCACTTGAACAACATACCGATCCACGGTCGAGGCGGAGTTCATCACATTCCCAGCTAAAGCTGGGCTTGCGAAGACTTCGTTCGATGTCATGGTACTCTCCTACTTTCGATTTAACTCGATCGTCGGAACAGGCCACTTCAATCTTCTTACCGACAACTAAAAGCTGTCTTAGGAAGAACAAAGCATTGACATCTACCTCATGCTTTAAACAAGAGCTTTTGTCGAAAATGCGCAACCATAGTCCCGAGAATAATCTCGGCACCTTGGTCTTAGAAGACACGGCCCTCGATAAGGGCCCTTCTAACGATAGGCGCTCCTCCTTAAGACCTCTCAACAAGAGAGACTCAAGGTGGGGGAGATCAAGCAAGAACACCGCTTGATCTCTATCACGACAACAAAGGGTGAGTCGATCCATATCTTTGGACAAACTTTCCTTCAGCTCAGGGTACGCCAAGGTAGCATCTTTACAAATGCCCCTTGCGACATGGAGTAGAGCATTAACTTGGCTTTTCATATCATCTCCTATTCTGGAGGTAGATATCCAAGTTACTGTTCCAGCGAAAGTCGCCTCGAGTTACTTACGTAAACGGCCCCCCCTGAAAGGGAGAGCATTTTACGACTCGAAGTTCATCAACTTATCGATGTTGGCAGACGTCAAGTATGCCAACAACCCTAGCGCGACATTGCGAGGGTCAACGAGGGTGTCACCCCGTTGATTCTCAATGACGCTATACACTTTCCGAATTGTGGAAAGGGTAGCTGGGGCAACAGGAAATACCGTATGGATAAGTTCCGCATTGTGACGATCGATTGTCACACCGCGCTTCTTATCCGTATAAAAGGTATTTCGAATGTTGAGCCGAAACTCTTCCGTTGCAGTCCGGAGAAGGTATTCTGACGAATACTTATCCTGATTGATACGAACGAGGTTCTTGGCCACCGCGTTGATGGTGACTACTGCTGGATCAGCAAACATGGTACTACTCCTTACTTGCTTCCCACACTATTATGGAAAGTTACCGTGGTGAGACATACTTATGCTTCATCACGAGTAACGAAGCAAGAATGCCCAATTGATCTGCCGAAAGTAACGGCAGATGAGCATCTAGAGTGGCCGACGCCGGATATCTCTCTTTCCTTTCCTTCGTGACTGTCGCAGGAGCAATCCTACGAATGCCATCGGAGTAAGTGTTAGTTTGAGACACGGACGTAGTGTGACGCATCAGGGTAACACTCTGACACGTTACTGGTATCACATTGCGGGTAGCCTGAAGAAGGTCACCAACATTAGAGTACCAGTCTATTAGCCAAGACCATGGAATACCCTCCCATAAACCGGAGAAGTTCCATTCGAGACCAATAACGGCTCGCTTAGCTAACGCACTCATTTCCACTTGAGAGTATTTAGAGTAGTCGACGGTAGGTAGGTACCTAGCGTGACCCTTTATTACTCGACTACCGATAGTATCGAAAGTATCTGTAAAGAAACTTCCGTTGCTTTGGATGACAACATTAGAATTAGTCACCTTAGCGGACAATCGGTCAAGTGTTACGGTCTTCCTGTAGCCACCGGTGGATCTTATCTTATTAATGATTGCCAGCTTTTTATTAACATTTGCTGACCAATCTATAAGACGAGACACATCCTTAACAATCGGCGCGATGCCGAATTGGTAACGGATGTAATTCTCCGCAAGCTTTTCGATGAGGGTTTCACCCGCAACTTTAAGCACACGAGGAATGTCCCCGATTTCAAGAACGTTTTGAATCATATCCACATAAGGACGTGACGGATTCGTTCTTGCGAGTGTCGCCGCAGCATAAGCTGCAGACGACAGTTCTCCAGGATAGGATGTAATGAGAGGAAACAACGGACGACCTGCAAACGTAAAGGAATCAGCCGTATAGTTATCGAAGTAGGCAACGAAGTAGTTGCCTCCATCTTTAACCAATTGGTCGATCTTCCCGCCTTTCAGGTAGTCATGATCAACTTGGAAAGCTAAGTTGTCGCCCAAGCCATAACCTGGCGAGTCGGTACAACTATTGACTTCCATATTGACCCCGTTGAGACCATTCGTGATCCCAAATCTTCTGAAGTAACCGTTAGTAACGATTACTGAGTTGGTTCGAGAACGCGTCATTACAAACACTCCAGACAGAGGAAAAGCTTTTCTAGAGGTATTACTGAACCAATAGATCGGCTTGTGAGGGTAGGCAAGGCCTA